CAAATCAAATTTATGGCGCAGCAATGGATACAAACATTGTTGACACCACGCAAGTAACGGCATTAAACGCATATTCAGACGCGTTAATTTCATATATTCCTAGCGGCGGTGGGTCAGCTTCTCAAGCGCGATACAGAATCAACGGCGTGTTGGACACTGGTTTAGATTGCTTGCAAAACATTGATCGAATCATGTCCGCGTGCGATAGCTGGACACAATACAACGCTACTACAGGTAAATGGGCAATTGTCATTAACAAAGCAGAAGCTACGAGTTTTGCATTTAATGATACTAATATCATGTCTGATATTCGGGTTAGCAGCTATGACTTAACCAATAGTATTAATCAAATACAGGCAAGTTTTCCAAATAAAACAAATCGCGATCAAACTGATTATGTTAATCTTGCAACGCCAAGCGGTTTGTTATATCCCAATGAACCTGTAAACAAATTAAGCATCACGTTGGATTTGGTTAACGATAGCGTGCAAGCCCAATATCTTGCCAATAGGCAATTGGAACAAGCGCGAGAAGATTTGGTTGTAACTTTTAGCACGCCATATCCCGGAATTCAAATAGACGCTGGCGATGTTGTAAGCGTTACCAATGCAGATTATGGTTGGACAGATAAATTATTTAGAGTAATGAAAGTTGCAGAACAATCGCAAGGTGTAGGCGATTTATCTGCAACATTGGATTTAATTGAATATAACGCTGGCGTTTATGATGATGCAACTATTACGCAATATACACCTGCACCAAATAGCAATTTGGCAAATCCAAGTTATTTCAGTGTGTTGGCTGCACCAACAGTAAGTAATCAACTGCCAACGGCAACTATTCCATCGTTTGATGTAACTATTTATATTCCAGCCACCGGACGCGTAACAATGTTTACGCTGTTTTATACAACTGTAGCCACGCCAACTGCGGCTGATTGGTTGGTATATGGCACGCAAAGTAGTTCTACAAGCACAGCATATACGCCTAGCACAAATTTTACTTTTACCAATATACAAATGCCTACAGGCACATATTATTTTGCGTACAAAGTACAAAATGAAATTAGCGCATCTTTGCTTTCGGCAGCATCAACACCATTGGTGTGGTCGCCAAACCCTACAACCACAGCGGTTGCGGGTACGTTTTTGGCAACATTTTCACCATCTACAACGTTGGTTCCACGAAACAGCAGTTTAGTTCCACAATTCACAGGGCTTATAACGCAGTTGTATGGTTCCGCTGCTGGTGGGTCAATTGATTTTGTTACCGCACAAACTGATTCTGCTGGTTCATTTACAAACAATACATGGCGAATAGGTGGCAGCAGCACCACGGGTAATGGCGACATTGTTACTACAGGCGGCTTGACGTTAAGCGCACCTACTGATGGCGGCACATACGCACAATGGGCAATACCCACGGCGATGTCAAGTAGCCCCGCTACGCTTACTGTGCCTGTGCGCTATAAATCTGCGCTTGGCACTGTTACGCAAGGTGCTAACGCTATTTTGCAATGGACATTTGTAGACCCCGGCGCAAATGGTGGCCCCGGCGCATCGGGCAATCAAACGGCAACTGTTTATCTTTATCAATGGTCAACCAGTGCGCCAACAAACCCCACGGGCACAAGTACTTATACATGGGCAACAGGCGCAAATACAAGTTACAGCGGATTATATAGTTGGTCAGTAACAGTGCCAACAAATCCCGGAACAGCGGGTTTATCGTTGTGGATTGCATCAAAACAAATTGTGGCAACTGCTGGTACTGTAAGCACATCAGTAGATTGGACAACAGGCGTTGCTGTATTTGCTAATTCAACAAATGGCGTAAATGGAAATAATGGCACAAGAACCGCAATATTAGATGTATATCAATGGGCGGCAACTGCGCCAACATCTTTTCCTGTTGGTTCATCTACGTACACTTGGGCAACCGGGCAATTTACTGCCCCCGGCACGTTAAATGGATGGTCATTAACACCCCCTGCGCCTGTAATTAATCAAATTTTATGGGTGGCACGCACTGTTTATGCCGATAGTTTAACCACTGCAACAACAAGCATTACTTGGACTGCATCCACTGCGTTATCAATAAGCGCATCTGGACAAAATGGGACGCGTACAGCATTTTTAGAAGTTTATATCTGGGCAGCCTCTACGCCTACTGTATTTCCATCTGGCACATCAACGTACACATGGGCTACAGGTGCTTTTACGGCCCCATCAACTGCTAATGGTTGGTCAATAACACCGGGCGCATCTACACCGGGTTACATTTTATATGGGTGTTCTGTAAGTTATGCCGATACAGGAACATCAGCTACATCGTCAATAAGCTGGACAACTGCTACAGCGTATTCTGTTGGTGCTGCTGGCAATAATGGTTTGCAAACAGCAACGCCTGTGGTGTATCAATGGGCCATCACAATACCAGCAAGCCCAACAGGGACAAGCACTTATACATGGGCAAGTGGAACATTCACGCCCACGCCTAGCGGATGGAGCCAAACAATTACAACTGCACCAAGCGCAGGATATACGCTTTGGGCAGCACGGGTAACCATTACTGATTCAGCCACAGTAGCTACAACAACAATCAATTGGGGATTGTCTAGCATTGTTGCATCGGGTTATGCTGGTACAAACGGCACAAATGGCATTGGTATAAATGGTTTAGATGGTTTATCTAGCCGTATTTGCTATGCCAAAACAACTATTAACCCGTTAAGCAGCACGCCAGCCACAATTACAACTTCTGGGCCAAGTACATTTCCACCAGACAACACTTGGGGCGGCAGTGAAACTTGGGTAGCAACACCAATGGCATTGGCGGCTGGTGAATATATGTTCCAAAGTGATGGCATATATAACCCCAACACTGTTGTTACAAGCTGGAATGCGCCTTATTTAAGCAACTTAAAAGTGGGTTCTTTGTCTGCAATTAGTGCAAATATGGGCACGATTACAGCGGGTGATTTGTCCATTGGTTCTAGTCCCGCTATTTCTGGAACTAGTATGACGGGTTCTGGAGCGCACATTTACGCTGATGGAAAGTTAGTAACTGGTAATGCAACAAACAATTTGGTTTTTGATGGTACATCTTTATTTCTAAACGTACCATTTTTGCAAAACCCACAAACTTTAAATCAAACTATTGCAGTTGCAAGCAACACAAACGCGTTAAGCGTTGGGGAAATTACCATTGCAAATGGCGTTGAAGTTAGCGTGCCAACTGGAAGCGTCTGGACTATAATTTAAAAAGGAGTTGTTATGACCACAAAAATTGATGGCACGTTAGGAATCACTTTTCCAGATTCTTCAGTGCAAAATACTGCTGCAAAAAGTATTGGAGTAAGCCAAACGTGGCAAAACATGATTGCAAGCAGAGCACTAAATGTCACATATACAAACTCAACTGGCAAACCCATTATGGTTGCTATTCAAGGAAATTTTTCCGTCAATCAATATGCAGAATTAGTAATTGGTGGTGTTTCTGTTGCAATTACTGGTTGGAATAGTTTTGCTAGTGGTGCAGTAAATGGTTCGGTAACTGGAATTGTTCCAGATGGCACTTCTTACATTGTTAATTCAAGTGGAATTAGCGCTGGTCTTAAATGGGCTGAATTGCGTTAAAAAATATAAAACAAGATTCGTAGCCCTGCGAGTACGCGGGGAGCGTCATCACCTGAGTACAGGGAAACATCATGGCTTTATTTAGTCAAAACACTATCACGCAAGTTAGCGGGTTTAACAATCCTGTTATTTCTGGTGAATTGGTGTACAACCAAAAAACGTATTGGAATCTTGTCCTTACAAATGGAACCACGCCTGTCAATTTAACAAGTGTGACCATTGGGGCACAAATTGTGAGACGTGAAGTATCTAATCTTTTAGATACTCGCAACGGGCTTAGTTTTGATGTCAGCAACTACACGCCAACGCCCACGCCTGTATCTTTAACCATATCCAACCGCATAGATGCTTCTGGCAGTTTTACGCTTGAAATTGATGATTCTGCATGGGGTTTAATTACAAGCGACCCAGAATTAAACATTGCAGCATCTAACCCTGTTTGTTTTACAGGTCGAATCAAAATGAGTTTTCCGGCAATAACGCCTACACCCGCAGAGGACAACATTATATTTTTAATGTTTTTGGTTCGTAGCGATGGTGTGGTGGTTGTTTAATTAAAGGAAAATAAACATGGCTAACATTACTGTATCCGTTACGGATGCAAACAACATTACTGTCCAATTAACGCCCGTTGCAGCGCAAAACATTACGATTGATCGTGGTGTAGCAGGTAACGGCATTAGCAGCATTGTTCCGGTAACAATTAGCACGCTGCAATATTTGCGTATTTACTACACCAACGGCACGCAAGCCGATGTAGGCCCACTAACCAGCACCGCATATTTTGGTGAAACGCCAATTTCCATTGTTGGCAACACCATAACATTAACCACTGTGCCAATAACAAAAGGCGGCACAAACGCAATAACAGCGGCAGCAGCTATACAAAATTTGTTGCCTAGTTACACGGGTAATGGCAGCAAACGCTTGGGTTTAAACAGCGGCGCAACCGCTTTGGAATGG